TTTAAGGGGACTTCGGTCCCCTTTCTTTTTTGTTTTAGATAATATAGAATGAAGACATTCTAGGTAATATTAACAATCTATCGACTGACCTAGCAGACAAGCCAAGACGGTAGATTTATTAAGGAGACTTAATATGGCAAAGAGTACATTCTCAGGTCCCGTAAAATCTTTGGCGGGATTTATTTCAGCAGGTAATGCAGTAGTTGTTAGTTTAACAGCAGATACTACTTTATCAGTTGAGTCACACGCAGGTAAAATATTAACATGTAATGACGCTGATGGTAAATTTACTTTACCAAGTATTGTTGCTACTGACCCTGGAGATAATAGCGACCCAAATCAATTAAATAATTTAGGTGCTTCTTTCTTCTTTGTAGTAGAAACTGCAGCTACAGATATGGATATTTTAACAGACGGCACTGATAAGTTTGTCGGTGGACTTTATACTGGTAAAGATGACTCTACAGGTAAAACATTTATTTCTGGTGCATCTAATGATGTCATCACTATGAATGGTTCTACTAAAGGTGGTCTTGCGGGTAGTATCGTTAAAGTAACCGCTATAGCATCAGCAAAATACGCAGTAGAAGGCATAATTTTAGGCTCAGGCACTATAGTTACACCATTTGCTGACGCATAATAGGAGGTCACGATGAGTTCATCAGATGTAAAAGCGTCTAAGGCTTTGACTGCAACTGGACAACTTCAAGGTTTTATTGGTAGTGGTGCAGGCACTGCAACTAATCTAGGACCTATTAGAATCCAATCGATACAAGCACAATCTAGTGCAGCTGATGGTGAAATTAAAATCTATGACGGCACTGGTGCTTCAGGCACTAAACTGTTAATACATTTTAAATTTGGTTCAGCAGCTAATGAGAGTTTCGACCATTACATACCGAATGACGGTGTGAAGTTTGGAACTGGTGCATATGTTGTATTGGCTAATTGTGACTTTTTTGTAGCATACTATAACTAATATGGCTACGTCAGGTACAAGAACTTTTTCAGTTAATGTAGCTAACGCAATCGAAGAGGCGTACGAACTTGCAGGTTTGGAAGCTCGTACGTCTTATGATGCAGTAACTGCCAGACGTTCTCTAAACATTATGTTTGCTGACTGGAATAACAGAGGCATACAGATGTGGGAAGTTGCTAAAGTTGAATTAACACTAACTAAAGGCACTAATGAATATAATATTAATTCTTTTGACATAGATATCTTAGACGCATATATCGAAAGAACGGTTAATAATGTTATAACAGACCATAGTTTAAGTAGAATGGATAGAAATGAATATGTGGGTATACCTAATAAATTGACTGAAGCTAGACCTACTCAATACTGGTTAGAAAGGCTAACAACACCAAAAATACACCTTTATCCAACACCAGAGAACTCAACCGACAAACTGGTTTACTATGTATGGAGAACTATCGAAGATATAGACGCTTCAGACCAAGATATAGATGTTCCTAATAGATTTTTACCTTGTTTAACTTCTGGGTTAGCTTATTACTTATGTTTAAAAAAGAACACACAAAAGTTACCTATACTTAAACAACAATATGAACAAGATTTATTAAATGCTATTAAGTATGACGAAGATAGGTCACCACTGAAAATAGTTCCTAAAAGGCAATACATCTAATGTCTTACGCTTCTGGTAAATATGCATATTTTATATGTGATGTTTGTGGATTTAGGTATAGATATACTAATGCTAGAATGACATGGGATAATTCTAAAGTTTGTCGTGAGTGTTATGAGCCAAAACATCCACAGTTAGACCCACCACCGCTTACTGCTGATGCTGAAGCCCTACACCAACCAAGACCAGAAGTTGATTTACCACAAACACAATTAGGTTTAGTTAAAACAACCAACCAAGCTGCTGCTGGAATGACTTTTCAAAGTGACCCTATTGGTAGTAAACTAGAGGGCACAAAAGCTGTCACAGGTTTAGGCAGCGTAACAGTGAGTATTACATAATGGCAGGATTTACATACAGCACATTAAAAACAGCGATACAAGATTATTTAGATAATAATGAAACAACTTTTACTAATAATTTGAATAATTTTATACAAACTACTGAAGAAAGAATACTTAAAAATGTTCAATTACCTGTATTTCGTAAAAATGTAGAAGGAACACTTACACAAAACAACACTTATTTATCAACTCCTACTGATTATTTATCGACTTTTAGTCTTGCTTTAATAGACGGTAGTAATAATTATTCATATCTGCTATTAAAACAAGTTTCGTTTATTAGAGATTACACACCACAACAAGCCTCAACAGGCAAACCCCTTTACTATGCACAGTTCGATGATAGTACATTTATAGTAGCACCTACACCAAATAGTGATTATACTGTAGAACTACATTACTACTATAGACCTAATTCTTTGACGACTTTGGGAGATAGTGGGCAAAGTTGGTTATCCGAAAATGCACCGAATGCTATGTTATTTGGTAGTTTAGTAGAAGGAGCATTATTTATGAAATCAGACCCACAAACTATAGCCCTGTATGAGAGTAAATTTCAAGAAGCTCTTGCTACATTGAAGTTATTAGGTGAGTATAAAAATGTTAGAGATGAAGCTAGAAACGACCAACCAAAAATTAATCCAGGAGCGATGAATGTTTAGTGTAGATGTAAAAACAACTGTGGGTGATATAAATGTACAAACCACCCAAAATAAAGGTTTAAGTCCAGAATACTGGACAGAGAGAATAATGGAAAGACTTATTAGTATTAGCGATAATGCGACACCTGAAGTAAAAGCACAGGCACAAGCATTTAAAGATAATATGACACAAGTCGTTTTATTATATTTAAAACAAGCTATTATGAGCGACAGAGCCACAGTAGCAGGTTTATTAGATAAACAAGGTCATAAAGATATGGCTAATATTATAAGGAGGCTGTAATGGCAATAACACAAGCGATGTGTACTTCATTTAAAAAAGAATTGATGACAGCTACACACAATTTTACTAATTCGAGTGGTAATACATTTAATCTTGCTTTATATACAAGTTCTGCGTCATTAGACGCTAGCACTACTGCATATACAACAAGTAATGAGGTTAGTGGAACTGGTTACACTGCAAAAGGTGGAGCATTAACAAATGTAACACCCACAACATCAGGCACGACTGCCTTGACAGATTTTGCAGATTTAACTTTTAGTTCTGCAACAATAACTGCGAATGGTGCATTAATATTTAATGATAGTGCTTCAGGCGACCCTGCTGTAGCAGTATTGGCATTTGGTGGAGACAAAACTTCAACAAATGGAGATTTTACAATACAATTCCCCACAGCAGACGCCTCGAACGCTATCATAAGAATAGCATAGGAGTTTAAATGTCGGCAGGTTGGGGTCGTGCTGGTTGGGGTGATGGACCTTGGGGTCAGCCCGCAGTAACCATAGTAGAAGTTACTGGTGTTACTGGTACTTCTGCACTAGGTAACGAAACAGTTATAGCTAAAGCTCTAGTTGTTGAAACTGGGGTTGGTGCTACGTCTACTCTTGGTAGTGTAACAGTTACTGGTACGGCTAATTTATCTCTTACGGGAGTTGCAGGAACAGGCACATTAGGAGATGAAACTGTAGCAGCTTCGTCTAATACTTCTGTTACAGGTAATACTGGTACATCAGCTTTAGGTAATGCAATAACTGCAGGTGCGGCAGTAACAGGAGTTTCAGGTTCTGCGTCGGTTGGTACTTTAGGAGACGAGTCAGTAACTGCTGGAGCCACAGTAGAAGTCACTGGTTTATCAGGAACGAGTGCACTAGGTAGTATAAGTTTAATCACTAATAATATATTAGCAGTATCTGGGCTAACAGGAACAACAAGTTTAGGAACTCCAACAATAATAGCAAAGGCTTTAACTACAGTAACTGGCGTTAGTGCTACAGGTGGAACACAAAAAGTTAATGTTTGGGGATTAGTAGACGACTCACAAACAGCTAATTATAGTGATGTTTCTACTACTCAAACACCTAATTGGCAAGAAGTTGCTTAATATTTTGAAAAATATAGTGTACAATCAAACAAGTCGGAGGACAATATGGCAGCATATACAAATGATTTAAGATTAAAAGAAATCGCAACTGGTGATGAATCAGGAACTTGGGGAACAAGCACCAACACTAATTTAGAGCTTATCGCAGAGGCATTTAGCTTTGGCACTGAGGCTATCACCACAAACGCAGACACTCATGCAACTACAATAGCAGACGGTTCAACAGACGAAGGTAGAAGTATTTATTTAAAATATACAGGTACTCTTGATAGTGCTTGTACGATTACACTTGGTCCAAACACAGTATCTAAACTTTGGTTTATAGAAAATGGTACTAGCGGTTCACAAAATATAATTATTTCACAAGGTAGTGGTTCTAATGTAACTATACCTGCTGGTCATGTAAAAGCCGTTTACTCTGATGGTGCTGGTTCTGGTGCAGCTATAGTTGATGCGTTTACTGATTTAAACTTAGCAGGCACAACTACAATAGACGTATTAAGTGCAAGCGGTAACGCTACCATAGGCGGTACTTTAGGAGTTACAGGTGCAGTTACAGCAGATGCAGGTGTCTCAATAGATAACATAACTATTGACGGGACAGAAATAGATTTATCCAGTGGCAACCTAACAGTAGATGTGGCTGGTAACATTACATTAAATGCAGATGATGACGGAAAAGTATTTGTTGCAGATGATAGTGTAACTTATGGTTTATTTGAAAACTCTAGTAGTGATTTTGTCATGGAGTCAAGAGTACAAGATAAAGATATATTATTTAAAGGTAACGATGGTGGCTCTGGTATCACCGCTCTTACTCTTGATATGTCTGATGCTGGTACTGCTGTATTTAATAATAAGGTTGGAATTGGTACGAGTAGTCCAGCAAATAATCTACACATTTTTACAGATGCTGGTGATGAAGGTATAACAATAAAAAGCACTGGTAATACTTCAAATGCAATTATATTTGATGCTAATAGGTCTGGTGCAGGAAGTTCTATAGGCGAGATACAAAGCAAGTGGAATGGCACAACTGTTGCTATGATAGCTTCTGCAACAGGTAGTGATACAACTAATAAAGATGATGGTTTGTTAATTTTTTACACTTCATCAGCAGATAATATCGCAGAAAAAATGCGTGTAAATGCATCAGGAACTGTAGGTATTGGTAGTACAGTGGATAGGTCATTAGGTACTAATATTACCACAGTTGTTATAAATGGTTCTTCTGGTGGGGGTCTTTGGTTAAGTCCTGGTGATTCTAGCGCAATGACTTCACAGATTTACGCTCAGGCTAATGGAAGTGTTGGCGACTTAATTATCAATAATGGTACGGGTGTTGGTTCTGGCGGTATAATTTTTCAGACGAATTCAAGCGAAAAAGTACGTATTGCTTCAAATGGTAATGTTGGCATAGGGACAAACGATACAGGTAATGCAAAATTAGTTTTTAATGGTAACATTTCTGAAGGTGCAGATACAGCCATGATTGATTTTGATGGTTTTGGCACTAGGGGTGATGCGTCCTCTCAATCTATTAATTTTAGAATGGGTAGAACTGGTTTTGCTACTGACCAACCTGCACAAATAAAAAGTTTTTTCCAAGGTGGTGGTGCAACAGCAGGTCAGACAGCTATTGGATTTAAATTTGTTACAATTTCAGAGAATACACAACAAGACCAATTTTTTATAGATGCTGCTTATTCACGATTTAAATTTAATACATCAGAATCACCACAATCAAATAACCCACAAACAAATAATTGTTTTGTGATTGGTCCGTCATCTTCAGGTGCAGTTACACAAGC